TCCCGGAATTGGACCGGGTCCATCTCGGCCCAGCGAAGCAAGAGCTTCACTTGTTCATTGCTCCCCCGAAGGCGGGGAAGTCATGGTGGCTGACGCACTGCGCGAAGCGAGCAATGATGCAGCGGTGGAGAGGTATCTACATCACGTTGGAATTGTCCGAGCGCTTGGTGGGGCGCCGAATACTGCAATCCCTTTTCGGCCTCAAGACTCAAACCGACAAGACCATCACCTACCCAAAGTTCGTGCTCGACGAAGAAACAAGAAAACTGATCAGCATCGACATGTCCGAGCGCCCCGACATCATCAGCATCGAGGGGTACAAGACCGTGGGCGCGTATGCAAAGAGGGTGGAAGAGCAGCGCATGAACAGCAGGCTCCTCATCAAAGGCTTTCCGACTGGAAGCCTGACCGTGCACGGTATCGAAGCCTATCTCACCTTGCTGGACAACGTACAGAAGTTCGTGCCTGACTTCATCTGCCTCGACTACGCGGACTTGATGAAGCTGGACGCAAACAACTACCGGCACTCGCTCGGGGAGCTTTACAAGGACCTTCGTGGTCTGGCTGTCGAGCGCAACTTCTCCCTCATCACGGCATCGCAATCCAATCGTGAAGGGGCCAACGCCAAACTGCTGCGAGCCACGGATGTGGCCGAGGACTTCAGCAAGATCGGCACGGCTGACTGTGTGCTCACCTACAGCTCGACGATGAATGAAAGCCGGCGTGGGCTGGCTCGCTTGCACGTCGCGGCGGGGCGCATCGCAGAAGACAAGTTCACGGTGGTGGTGGGGCAATCCTATGCGAGCGGGCAATTCGTCGTGGACTCTTACGGTTGGCACAAGGAGTATTGGACCTTCGTGCCGAAGGGCGATGATGAAGATGGACGAGGGGACGATGACTATGCTGCTCCTGTTTGAAGTGTTGTTCTGGCTTGCCGTGCTGTGTACGCTGATCTGGGCATGCGTGAAGATCGCGGAGAAGATCAATGGCGACGAATAGATTCCAACGACGCCCTGTGCACAAGCGAGTCCTCCTAGACCCGAAAGCGGTTAAGGCTTTCTACGAGCGTGAGCTTGACGACTGGCGTTGGATGAAAGAAGCACCACGCAGCGAGCTTCTGCGGCTCCTGCCCAAGGGCTTTGAGTTCGCGACGAAGCCACGCACTCACCAACTCGCGTGCACCGTGCTTGGAATGAAGATACCCCGCTTCCTTTTCAGTTTGGAGATGGGCGCCGGAAAGAGCAAGATCATCCTCGACCTGATCCGCCTGCGGAAGCATGAGGGGAATCTGTGTGGGGCACTCATCGCCGTGCCCTTCTTGATCAACCTCGAAAGCTGGCAGAACCAGTTGGCCGAGCACGCCCCCGACCTGACCTACACCGTGCTGGAGGGGGACAAGAAGGAACGGCAAGCGCTTCTAGAAGCTGAACCCACGGATGTGTACTTGATCAACTACGCGGGCCTACCCGTCTACATGGCGGGGGCGAAGCGCAAAACGAAGAAAGGGGCATCACACCGAATCCTGGTGCTAGACGACGCCGAAGAGTTCAGCAACCGCTTTGACTTTGTTGCACTCGACGAGTGTCACATCGGGCTCAGCAGCGTGAAGGCTTTGCAGTACCAACTCACCAAGATGCTCAGCTGGCGTGCAGAGCAGTGCTATGGAACGACGGGCACACCGATGGGTAGGGACCCCGAAAAGTTCTGGCCTCAGATGCACGTCATCGACCAGGGCGAAACGCTCGGGCACTCGCTCGCGATGTTCCATGCTGCGTACTTCAAGGAGAAGCCAAACCACTGGGCCTACTCCGGCTTCGACTACGTGTTTGACAACAAGAAGAAACTGCACCTGCATCAAACCTTGCAGCACCGTAGCCTGCGCTACACCGATCTGGAATTCTCGGACATGCCTGCGGTGACCTACGTCCACATCCCCGTGCACATGACCGCCACCCAGGTGAGGCGCAATGAAGAGATCGTGAAGCTGGCACAGGAAGCTGTGCTGTTAGGGGAACCCCCCACGGCGCCATTCATCCGCCAACGTCAAACCGCAGCGGGGTTCATCGCCGTGAAGGGGCAAGACGACACGCGCATTGAAGTGGCGTTCAATCCCAACCCGAAGATCGATGCGCTCGAACAGTTCATCGGTGAATTGGACGAAGAGGAAAAGCTGGTCATCTTCCACTCATTCATTCATAGCGGCGTGCTCATCAGCGCACTGCTCGACAAGCTCAAGATAAAGCACTGCGGGGTGGGGCACGGCTACAAGGAGCCTGGGCTGCAATTGCGCCGATTCATCACCGACCCGACCGTGCGTGTGTTCGTCGCAAACACTGGTGCAGGAGGCACGGGGGTGGATGGGTTGCAGAAGGTTTGTCGGTACGTCCTCTTCTACGAGTCCCCCACGGGACCCACGCAACGCAAGCAAGCGGAGAAGCGTGTGCACCGTGATGGGCAGAAGAAGCGCGTGCATATTTACGATTTAGTAGCCCGAGGAATTCACATCGATCAGCGCGTGCTTGACAACATTGCTGAAGGGCGAGACTTGTTTGAAGCAGTAGTCAATGGATTGGAGATTGTGAAATGAGAGCCTTCCACGTCGTTCGCGTGACGGACGACAAATTAGCCACGGTCTGGGGGCTCACGGAGACGCACGCTTGCTCCGTCGCCTTTCCCACGCCCCCTGAGAAGTGCTGGACGCTCGTGAAGACGGAAGACGCCGAGGTGCTGGTCCGGGAAGTAAACGGCAGTCCGATCATTCACGGATTCTGCTTGATCGATGACTAAGCCGCCTCGCCCCTTCACCTTCTCTCCGCCCCTTGCGGGCAGTGACAAGCTCGCACCGCGGCTACGCATCTGCCCACGCTGCGAGGGCATAAGCGACGGGCGTGGCGGATGCAACCTCGGCCAGCGGTGGGTGTGCATGCGGTGCTGGCAAAGTTTGAACGCAAAAGCGAGGAACAAAGTATGAGCAACACACCACTGACGACAAAGAAAACCCTGGGGGATGAAGCGAGCGGTCAAATGAAGCCAGTACAACTCACAACACGAGTGTCTTGGAATCCTGGTGTGAAGTTTGACGCTATTCCGTGGGACGGAATCATGTCTATGGCTGATGGCCGTGCGTGGTATGCGTGTCCAATATGCGAGGGCGGGATCACTGGTCCGCTAGCTCTTAATGGCCCGGTGATGGTACATCAAGAATGTATAGATGCCGAAATGCAGTGCCTCGGCGGCTGACACCATGCCAGACAAGGCACTCTGTCCGGAGTGCAGTCAAGAGAAGAAGGGCCCCCCATGACCCAAAAGTTTGACTGGCGGCGCTTCTGCAAGGAGTACGGTGTGCACTTCGTCGAGTACGGTGCCAACGTCTCAAGCGGCAACGTCAATTGTCGCTGCCCGTTCTGCGACGACCCCTCAGAGCACCTCGGGCTATCGCTCGACATCAAGTCCCCGAGTTGGGGGTGCTGGCGCTGCCGAGCCGCTGGCCGATCTCCCGTGCGCCTTGTGTGCAGGCTGGCAGGGATCACGGTGCCAGCCGCCATGCAAATTGTTGCGCTGCACAATCAATCGTCGCCGGACGAGTTCGAGCGCTTGTTGGACCCGCCCCAGGAAGCCCCGAATCCGCTCCGTGGCGCCGCGCAAAAGCTCCCGGTGGGGTGCCGCGTGCTGGATGGGGGTGTGGGGGCACGGCGCTTCGTGCAGTACCTAGCCGAAGAGCGTGGTTTTGGTGGGGACGCGCTACGGCTAGCGAAGCGGTACTCGCTCCACTACGCACTTGTCGGGGATCAAGCGAGCCGGGTTATTTTCCCCGTCTACGAAAAAGGTTTGCTGCAAGCCTGGACCGGGAGGGCAATCCATGCACAATCGCCCCTACGCTACAAGGCCGACTACGGGGGCAAGATCAAACAGTGCCTCGCCAACTCGGACGCGTTGTTGGGCGAGTCACACCAAGAGGAGACGCTGGTGATTGCGGAAGGTCCGATGGACTTCTTGAAGCTCGACTTCTTCGGAGCCATCCACAGACTGCGTGCGACCTGCACGTTCGGCACGGCGTGGAGCTTGATTCAAGTGAGCAAGCTCATCCCCATCGTGCGGCAGTTCAAGCGAACCGTGGTGCTCTATGACCAAGAGGCATACATGGAAGGCGCGCAACTGGCCGAAGAAGTGAAAGTTCATTCGCACTGCGATGTGGTTGCCATGGAAATGTTCGGTGCGAAAGACCCGGGGGCATTGACGCCCCGAGGCGTCGCACATCTTGCGAAGGAGTTGACATCATGAAAGGAGAACGTTATGAATTTCTTTGACATTTTGGGGTTGCTGGCTTTGGCCTGCGCCGTCGTATTTGTTGTTGGGCAGATCATCAACCGCGCGGCGCGGGAGTGATCATGAAGATCAGATTCAAGAAGCCTTCCCAAAAGATCGGTTACTCCCAAGCGGAGATGGACACGTTCGGAGAGTGGCGCCTGTGGCAGGAGTTCGGGTTGCACCGTGGTGTGATCGACGAGGGGCGGTACTACTACATCGGCCTGGGTGGGGAAGTCGGCGCACTGTCGGGGCAGTTCCGCATGGTGTTCGCTGCCGCTGGTGTCATCAGCAAAGCCATGGACTCGCATGCTCCTCTCCAAGGACCCGTGCTTGGGGGGAACACCGACAACGATGTCGAGACAACGTTCAAGCGCTACGTGGCACCCGTGAAGCTCTACCTGAACAGCAAGCATGTCCCCAAGCCCAGGATCAATCTGAGGAACCGTCCGGGGATCATCGCTTATGCAGATCGACCCGACGTTGGGGGGAAGCCCACGATCAGGATCAGACAGTGAATCGAAAGTCCTTGCCATTGGCCTCGGGGCAGGGAAACAAAACTAAGCCGAGGCCAAACACCACGAAAGGAAATTTAGAAATGGCAAAGAAGAAAGACATTCGAGCGGAGTTGTTGGCCGCGACGAAGATCACCCCGAAGGCGGGTGAAGATGAAGGTGAACTGGGCGCTCGCGTGGCTCATGCAATCGATGACAACGTCTCCGGCGAAGAGTACGAAGCCCTCTCCCCCGGCGTGAAGGCATGGTACACAAAAGCTGCCCCCGCAGTGCAAGAGGACCAGCCCTATCCGATGCCCCCGGCAATGAACGGCGCCGCCGCACCAGCGAAGGCCCCGAAGAAGGCCGCACCGAAGAAGAAAGCAGCGCCGGCAAAGAAGGCCGCACCAGCGAAGACCCCGAAGAAGGCCGCACCGAAGAAGAAAGCAGCGCCGGCAAAGAAGGCCGCACCAGCGAAGACCGCGCCGGAGGCAGAGCCGGAAGCTGAGCCCGTTGCAGCGAAGAAAGCCGCACCGAAGAAGAAGGCCGCGAAGAAAGCCGCACCGAAGAAGAAGGCCGCGAAGAAAGCAGCCCCGGCGAAGAAGGCGGCACCGAAGAAGACGAAGAAGAAAGGTGCAGCGGCGAGTGTCCCGGACATCCGTCCTGGGTTGTCCAAGCCGGAGGGCGCAGTCGCGAAGATGCACAGCTTTTTCGACAAGAAGAAAGACGCCCTCAAGTCTGGCAAGACCACTCGACGGGCTGTGCTCGATGAGTTGTCCAAGAGGGGCTACTCGGAAAAGACCGCGGCGACGCAGTACTGGATTTGGACCAACCAGAACCAGATGGCTCGCGGCCAGTTGGCGGCACACTGAAGCGTCGGCACTGAGAGAAGAAGCCTATTCCCCGTCACCATGATCGGTGGCGGGGCCTTTTCTCTATTGAGGAGAACCCGTGAAGCATATTTCAGACCAACCGACAAGGACGGTCCTGAGGTACTTTGGCGGAAAGTGGAAAGTTGCGCCGCACATCATCAGCCACTTTCCAAAGCACAAGACCTACGTCGAACCCTTTGGTGGGGCGGCGTCTGTGCTCTTGCGCAAGAGCCGGAGCGATGTCGAGGTCTACAACGATCTGGACGGCACGATGGTCAATCTGTTCACAGTGGTCAGGGACCATGGTGAAGAGCTTGCTCGACGGCTGTACTTGACACCGTATGCGCGAACCGAGTTCTTCGGTGATCGAAAGAAGTCCACGGACCCTATCGAGTGGGCCAGAAAGACTGCCGTGCAGGCTTTCCTCGGCTACGGGTCAAATGGACTGGGGCCGCGCAGCAAGACGGGCTTCCGTTCCATCACCGATCACGGCGCGAAGGATTGGACGGGCTACCCTGAGAGCCTGCTCAGTGTGATGGAGAGGCTGCGGGGGGTGATCATCGAGCATCGTTGCGCCGTGGAAGTCATCGACATGTTCGACGACGACGACACGTTCTTCTACGTCGATCCACCCTACGTCCACGAGACGCGCGATTCGAAGGCGAACTACACCCACGAGATGACAGACGACGACCACACAGCGTTGGCACAGGTGCTGCACTCCGTGGTTGGCAAAGTGATCATCAGTGGGTACGCTTGCCCGCTCTATGACAAGCTGTACGCTGATTGGTTGCGAAAAACGTTCAAGTCGTTCGCTGACATCACGGCGTCAGAGCGAGCCGTAGGCCCAAGAGAGGAAGTGCTGTGGATAAGCCCCAACGCAGCAGTTCCGAGAAGCAGGGGGTTCTTCGCATGACCGCGTTTGTTGGAAAGGAGCAAAGCAACAGCCCTGCGAAGGGATTGCTGACTTTGTTCCTGGTGGGCCTCATGCCACGTCAAGCCATCGTGGACACCATAGACCAAGCACAGGTGAGCACTGTCGTGGTTGATAGCCCTCTTCATTTGTCCCACATCTACTTCGGCTCGGGGATGTCATTCACCCCGGAGCACATTGATGATTGGGCAAGTGTCATTCGCTTCTTCTTGCAGGAGGGCTTCTGGTGTTCATTGGAGATGAAAGCGGCGCATCTTCCCTTGGTTCGCAAGACGCTCCTCTGTCGGAAGTCCCGGTTCATCCCTGTCGTCCACTTTGACATTCCGCATCACGCTGAGCTAGGCCAGCACGCCACGCTTCGAATCGGTGAGTCCTGGTCGAGCCCCATCGCAACCATCATGCAAAGCAACCCCAGCAACAACGAGCAAAGAATCGAGATCACATGAAAACTGAAACACTGAACGCTGCCCTGAAACTCTGTCGTGGTGCGATTGACAACGTTGCCCTTTTCCCGATCTTCAACCACTTCTGTTTCAATGGCGACGGACAAATTGTCTACGCATACAACGACGTGGCTGCGATCATCACGACTCTCGACAGCAACATCAACGTGGGGCTTCGAGCCGACGTGCTCCTGGGGGTACTGCCGACACTGGCACAGGACTTGGAGTTGAAGACTGCGGGTGACACGGTCAAGCTCACCAGTGGGCGCGTGAAATTGGAGATGGCTTCCATGCCACAGGAGGCGTTCCAATTCGATCCCCCGGAACCCGAGTGGGACATCAGTATCCCGATCAACGCCGCGTTCATGGCGGGGCTAACACGGTGTGCTCATACCGTGGACGACAAGTCCATGATTCACCGGGAATTCACCGGCATCAGTTTCGAGGCGGCACAAGGCACGCTGACGATCTACAGCAGCGACAACATTCGACTCTCGCGTTTCATCGTGGGTGCGTGTAGCCCCAAGCTCGAAGCAACCTGGATCGTGCCCGCGAGAAGCTGTGCCTTGTTTCTCGACGCGTGGCAGGCCACGGAGGAATCGACACTGCACTTAGGGAAAGAGTGGGCGTTGTTGAACACCCCCAACCTGCTCGTGTACTCAAAGACGATCCCTGAGAAACCCCCGAAGTTCAGGGCGGCTATCGAGAGGATCATGCCTGCCGCACCGTCCTGGTACAAGGTCCCGGATGAACTGCGGGCGGCGGTGGCCCGAGCAGAAGTGCTGGTCGCAAAGGACCCCACGGCGGGGGTTGCCTTCGCCTTGAGCAAAGGACAACTGGATGTAACCCTGCCCGAGGACAGTGGAATTCGCTTCGGCACATTCGAAGAGCGGATACCTATCAAGGGCGCGAAGGAAATTGTTGAGATCACGGTGGGAATCGTGAAGATCAATCAATCCCTTGCAGAGGCAGACGAGATGCTGTTTCACTCACGGTGTATCGGCATGCGAACAGGCGAGTACACCTGTTGGATGGCTCCCTTCTCGGTCTGAGCCAGCATGCTGGGTTTCTTCTTTTCAACGCCTCCCCCTAAACGCACAGGGGAGAAAGCACCGTCTGTGTCAAAGCCCTTGGAAAAAATCGTGCCTATTCGAGAAGATGGGGTTCGTCATGGGGGGTGCGGGAGATGCCCACTAAACGCGGAAGAGAAACACCTACGCCACCCCAAGATGTTGCCCACAGGCAGTGATGACCCGCTGATTTATGTGCTTGGGGAAGCCCCGGGAAAAGTTGATGATGAGCACGGTGAACCCTTCATTGGGCGCATCGGCGAGTTGATCCGTGACTACATCCCCAAGGAACTTGAGAATCACATCCGGTGGAACAACACGATCAATTGTCGTCCTCCTGACAACCGCACCCCGACCCGTGAAGAGATGGTGTGCTGCTCGCAGCGTCAAGTCGCGGACATCGAGCGCACGAAGCCGATTGTGATCATGGGCTTTGGCAGCGTCCCCCTGAACTGGGCGACGGACGAAAGCGGTATCACCGATTGGCGCGGCACACTGGTGCCCGTGCGCATCGGCACTCACACGTGCTGGTACGCCCCGCTGTGGCACCCATCCTACATACTGCGTGCGAAGAACGACCAACGCATGGGGGAGGCGTTCTTCGAGACCTACAAGAAAGACCTGAAGCACGTCTTTGACAGTGTGGCTACTCTGGAGGAACCCTTCGTTCCGCAAGGAGACGAACTCGATGCTGGCATCACGGTTGAGCTGAGCTACTCGCTTGATGAAGTCCACCGCAACCTCTCGCAACTAGAGGGGCACCAATCCGTAGACATCGAAACCAATGGCATTCGCCCGTATGCGGCAGACTCCAAAATTCTCAGCATCGCATTTGGCACGTGGGAGTTCTCTTACGCAATCCCGATCTTGCACCGTGAGGCGCAATGGCCCGAGCACAAGCTCAAAACCCTGTGGGGAATCATCGGGAAGCACTTACGCAAAGCGGGCAACATATTCACCGCACACCACCTCAAGTTCGAGCAGGAGTGGTTGTCCATGCCGTGGGCGCTTGGTCGCTCCTTGTTGTTTGAGGTGCAGTGGGGGGACACGATGGCGCAGGCCGAGGTGTTGCGTACCCAGTCGATGTATTCAAAGGGGCTCGACGTTCGGTGCGTGGCCGAAATTGGCATTCACGTGAAGACGCTCGATGATCTGGACCGCAAGAGGCTGGATTTCCTGCCGTTGCCAAAGGTGCTCAAGTACAACGCCCGCGATACGAAGTTCACCGATCTTCTGCGACGGACACAGGACAAACGAATCGAGTGTGAGGGCTTGCAAGTTGCCTACGCATTGATGGTAGACCGTTGCCCCGCACTCACCATCGCACAGCAAGGCGGGGTTGTCCCCGACACCGTGTTCGCAGAAGCGAAGCACGTGGAGTTGCAGGCCAGCGTGGAAAAGATGGAGGAGAAAATCCAGCAGTTGCCCGACGTTCGAGCCTTGGTAAAGGAAACAGGAAAACCTTTCAACAGTGGAAGCCCCATGCAACTGTCAGTACTTCTGCGAGACCGTCTGAAACTGCCGGAAGGCTGGCGGATGGTAGGGGGTGTGAGGAAGTACAGCACCGACGAAGAAGTGCTCAGCAAAATCAAGCACCCCATCGGAAAGCTCATCCTTGAAAAGCGTGGGCTTGCAAAACTCGACGGCACCTATGTGCTCGGGGGTTGCCGCAAGGAGAGCTTCCCCACAGAGAAGGGCTGTGGCAAGTTGCTCTGGGCTGATGGGCTCATTCACACGAACTACAACCACTTGCTGGCAGCAACGGGGAGAACGAGTGCCGACAGTCCAAACCTTCAAAACTACCCGAAGAGGGAACACAAGGAAATCCGCAACTGCATCATGGCGCCCCCAGGGCACAAGATGGTGAGCGTGGATTATGGGCAGATCGAAGCTCGGGTCATCGCGATGGCATCACGGTGCCCGGTGCTCGTGAAGTCCATGTGGGACCACTATGACATCCACATGGCTTGGGCCAAAACGATCAGCGAGAAGTTCGAGTATGTGATGACCCCCTATCTAAAGGAGGCGAAGAAAGACGAAGTCAAAGCCTTGAAGAACTTCCGCAGCGACGTGAAGAACCAGTGGACGTTCCCTCTGTTCTTCGGCTCGCAGCTCGGGGCTGTAGCCGCAGCACTGAAGATTCCAGCCGGCGACCTTCAACCACACTTCAATCGGTTCTGGGAGATGTTCTCCGAAGTGAAGCGGTGGCAGGAGCGCGTGATCAAGAGCTACCACGCCAAGGGCTACGTGGAGACGTTGACGGGGCGTCGCCGGTATGAACCGCTGTCATACAACGAAGCGATCAACAGCCCCATTCAAGGATGCGCGTCAGACATCGTGGTCGATGCAATGACGCGGCTCGCGACACACGCCTATGAAACCGGGCAGTGGCAGCGTGCGGCACGACTGGAAATTCATGACGACCTCGGCTTCTACCTTCCCGATGAAACGGTTGAGCAAGACATCGAAATCATCTTGCCCATCATGCTAGAGACACCGTTCGATTTTGTGAACGTGCCCTTGACCGTAGAGGTTGCGATTGGTCGGCGTTGGGGGGAGCTGGAAGATATGTTTTCGCTAGAGTCCACTGAACTGGAGGAGAGATAATGAAACTGAACCTGAAACCTAAGCTCACTGATGATCGACCGCTGCATCTCAAGTACCGACCACAAACGTTTGATGATGTCATCGGGCAAGCCGCAGTGGTTTCGTCACTGAAGAAAGCGCTGGGCTCGCCGAACAAGCCTCACGCTTTCCTGTTCACCGGCCCCAGTGGCACGGGCAAGACCACGCTCGCTCGCATCGTTGCCTTGACCGTGGGCGTGCCGTTGCAGAACGTGCTTGAGATCGACGCGGCGACGAACAGCGGGATCGACAACATGCGGGTTGTCACCGACATGGCGCGCTACAAAGCATTGCAGAATGACGGGCTTAAGTTCATCATCGTCGATGAGGCCCACTCACTTTCAAAGCAAACGTGGGCCAGCTTGTTGAAGCCTATTGAAGAACCCCCCAAGCACGTCTACTGGGCAC